TGCATGCGGTACTTCCGGTTGCTGATCTCCGTGGTGCCGTACAGTTTCCACGCGTTCGACTGCGCGTCGGTGAACGTGGCCGCCCCGGGGGTCTGCACCGTGAAATCCGGGGACGCTTTGACGGTGCCGCCGATGCCCTGCAGCAGTTTGAGGGAATGGACTTTGCCCTGCATGTTCGGGATCTGCGGCGGCAGGGGACCCGCGATGATGCGGCGCATCAGGTCCAGGCTGTCGGTGGTGTTGCCGATGATGTTGAACCAGAACCCGTCCGCCAGCGGGACCAGCTGCGCCGACTGATACATGACCAGGCCGTTGCCGTACGTGACCGACAGGCCGCACCACACCCGGCTCGCCGGGTTCGCGGCCTTAGCCTGCCCCCGCACCGTGTTAAAAAAGCCGGCAAACTCGCCGGGCTGGGCCTGGTTGGCCTGGTCCTGGACCTCGAACAGGTCGCCGTTATTCGCGCACACCGCAGCCAGATTGGTGCGGATATACCACTGGTCCAGGGTCTCGCCCGCTAGCTTCGGATGCGCCGTGTCGGTGCTGCCGAGATCCCGGCCGGGGACCAGGAACACCTTGAAGCCGTTCGCGTGGGCCAGGGTGCAGAAGTTCGCGATGAAGGTCTGCGGGTCCTGTTTCTCCTCGATCGGGGAGTTCCAGGTGACGCCGCCTTCCACGTCGTACCGGACCCATTTGAACAGGGCGTTTATGGGGCCGTTAGGCGTGTACGTGATGCCGTTCTGCACGAAATTCGCGTTGGTCACGTCGGCTTTGAACTGGGCGAACGCCACATAGTTCAGGATCGGGGTAGCGGCCAGCCCGTCCTGCACCGGGTTGACGAGCGGATTCCCTCCGCTGACGAACGCCTCGGGGGTGTCGAAGAAAACCCGCGTCGTCGTCGCGTCAGCTACGAAACAGGAGTGGACGTTGGGGCCGTCGGACATCCACCCCAGCTGGCCGGTGCCGCCCGCGTACAGGTTCGCGGTGGAGTCGAAGACCAGGTTCGGGTTGATGTTGCTGGCGAAAACCACGCCGCCGAGCTGCACCCAGCCCGTGGTGATCGGCCCGAGCGGAGCCTGGTTGACGGCTGCCGGGGCCGTGTAGAACCGGACCGAACTGTCGGCGGTCGTATACGTGACCTTGATGGCCTGCCGCTTCAAGGGCGGAACCGGCACCGGAACAGCCGACACCGCCGTCAGGATCGTCGCATTGTCCGGCGTCAGCAGGAACGCGAGGGTACCGTCCTCATTCAGGGTCAGCTTCCACGACCGCTGGTTCATCGGATCGAACCACTTGCCGCACAGCACCTGCTTGCTGTTCCAGTTATCCAGCGTCACATCCAGCTGAATCTCCGTATCCCCCGTGACGCTGATCCCGGCCGTGTCCGGGCAGTACGCGTAACTCCCCTGATCATTACCCTCGCTGCGCAGGTAAGACGCGCCTTCCGGCACCGACACGCGGACCTGCGTGTTGCGGACCAGGTTCCCGTAATACGGCCCCGCCGGGTTCTTGGAGGAGAACCGGCCGTCCCGGTTATCCAGCGTCAGAGTCAGTGACGACGGGTTCGTGCCGGTCGACTCATCCGGATGGCCGCGCGTGACCACCGCGCCGGCCACATTCTTGTTCAAGTAGACGAATGTGCTGATATCAGTCCAGCCGAGCGAACCCAGCAGCGCTTCGGCTCTCAGGTCCAGGATCGTCGACGGGGGCGCCATCAGCGGAACGCCACCTTACGGTCGAACATTGCCGGGTCGCCGCCCCGGATGCGGACGGCTTCCTGCAGCGCCGCGATCAGCTTGTCAGTCCCGGTGCCCCGCGCCCACTCCAAAACCACCCGCTGAACACCCCCGCCGGCGGATTGGCTGACCATCCGCTCCGTGTCCGGGTTCGAATGCACGTAACTCCCCGCCGGGACCTGGATGAGTTCCCGGCCGTGCTCGCCTATCTCGATCAGGCCGCTGGCGATGCCGCCAGCCGCACGGTGGCCGGGACCGTGACCGTGACCGGTCGCTGGGGGCGGAGGCCCGAAATTAGTCGCGCCGATGATGGTGCCGACAAGGGTGTCCACAAACGTATGGACGGTCTTCCCGTTAAGCGCATCCAGCCTGGCCCTGGCATCGGCGATACTCGCCTTCAGCTTGTCGATGTTTGCTTCGATACTGGCTCGCCTGGTCTTGGTCAGGTCCGGGTTCTTCAGTGCCTGCTCGGCGATGTACAGCTTCGTCTGAAGGTCCTGGATATTGCCCTTGAGCGTGATGATCTTCGGGGCTGCGGCGAGAGCGTTCTGCCAGTCCCTGACCTTCCCGATCGCGCCGTTCATCGAGTTGTCAAAGCCGCTCTTCCATCTATTGACCTGATCAGACCATCCCTTCAGGAAGTTCAGGCCGGGGATGTGCGACATGGCTCTCAGGATCGTGCTGGACGCGGAAAGAAACGCGTCGCCGATGCTCTTCGCGGCCACGACACCGCAGTGTGCCGTCACCAGCATGAATTGCGCGAAGCCCATCGCAAGACCGCTCGTCACCTTGAAGGCCCAGCCGATAGACCTGATGGTGGCGGCGAGAACGGTGAATGTGGCCTCCAGCACCATGATCCCGTTCGGGCTGGTCAGGTCCTTGATGAAAGTGACAAGTGCTCCCGTGACCTGCCCGAGCCCCTGTCCGATCGCGGTGATAGCCGGGCCTGAGAGCCTGGTCATCTCGGCGAAGAAATTCTTGAAGCCCTGAGAACTAGCCACCCGGTCGAACTGCTTCAGCAAGCCTTCGATGGCCCGCCCTGCCTCTACTGCCAGCGGCTGCAGGACGGGCAGCAGCTTCTTCACGATGTCGCCCGCGGTGCTGGCGATCTGCCCGACCAGGGGTGTCATGGACTTCGACATATCCATCCAGGCCTGCTTGATCTGGAGGATGGTCTGCACGGCTGGCCGGAGCGCTGCCGGGATCGCGGACCAGGCCTTGTCCTTGGCCGTATCACCCACTGCCTTGCCGACTGCGTGGACACCCTTCATGATCTGCTGGAAAATCGGCAGCGCCAGCGCGCCGAACGCGGCTATCCCGAGGCCAGCCGCAACTAGCTCAGGAAGGATCGTGGCCAGGTAGCCGATAATGGCGACAAGGATCACCCCGAGACCGGCAAGCCCGGCCCCGCCGCCCGCGTTACCTATCGCGCTGGCCATCGACGACGACATCTGCGGGAAGGCCTGGGTTGCCAACTTGGTGATGCTCCCGGACATGGTGCCGAAAAGAGACGTGACAGCCCTGATAGCGTTGCCGAGGCGACCGCTGCTCTGCGTGTTCTGATTGGCGGCATTGTTCAGCAGCCCGAGCTTAGCGATGGCGTCCGGCGTGCCAGTCACCTTGATGTCAATCGTCACCTCGTTCGCCATCTTCGCCTCCTTCCCCGGGCATCCCCATCGCCGCGATCTTCACCAGCCGCAGGATGCTGGCATCTTCCTTCTCCAGCTGGCTGGGCAGGCACCCGAAGGTCCGGCACAGCGACAGCACCGTCTCCGCCTCTTCTAGCTCGTACGGTTTGGCGACAATGTTTCCATCGGAATCGACAGCTCCGGGAACCTCCCGCCACCGTTCGAGGTCCCGGGCAAAGGGCGCGGCACCGACGCCATCGCCGTGGTCCACGCTTCGAGGATGGCCAGCATCATCACCAGGTCCAGGTCGCTGATCGCCTGCTCCGAGCACGGAACCGGCCGGTCGTCGTCGTCTTCCAGGTTCCACGAAACCAGCGACCGCCCCATGATGGAAACCACGCTGCCCGCCTTGTCGATGTCGCCTGCGGTCGGCACGCTGTCCAGTGCCCTGAGGCCGACCATCTGCCTGGTGACCTCCAGGAACTCGCCGGTCGACAGGGACCGCATGATGACCTCGAAGCCCTCGAACGCCGCGTCAGTGAACGTCAGGCGGTACCGCTTCCTAACTGGCTTGAATCCCATTCAGTCCTCCATGTGCGGGCACGTACGCCCGAACCTCGTTAGCTCCAGGTAGGTACTACGCCCGAACCGAGTACGCCGGGCACCGTGAAAGTGAATTCGGCGGTCTGTGCCCGGGTCAGCTGATAGTCCGTGAACAGCACCGCCCCGTTGCCAGCACCCCCGGTTCCCAGGTTCAGGTTCTTCCCGCCCACCGTCATCGCCCACGCCCGGAGCATCGGCGTCGACGGCACGGACGAGAAGATGACGTGCGACACCGTCGGGTTATAGACGCCATTCAGCGTCGTCGAGAAGTCCGCCAGGAGCAGCAGCCGCTCGATCGCGTTCTTGTCGATGCCGGTCACGTCCTGCACCCCTCGCGGGGTGCTGAACGAGAAGTTGGGAATATCATTCCTGATATCGGTCAGCGTGTTCGGCCCTGCCGTGTCACCAACCTGCAAAGTGGTCCACCCAGCTCCGGTTGTCTTTGCCACAGTTTCAGCCCCTTTCGAGCCGTGTTGCTAGCTTGTCCTGATGGAGAGCAAAATCCTCTACCCAGTTCTCCGCGCTGACGTGACGGCGTGGCTCTGTGCCCCGCGGGTTGCCCCTGAAGTCGCCGCCCTTGACGACATAAATTTCTGGCCGGTCGAGCCGCACCCTGTGATCATGGCCGCCGCGGCCCGGGCTGCCGGGGAAACCCTGCTGGCCCGGTTCGAACGTGAAGCACGCACGGCCGTCCGGTTCTCTTGTCTCGGTGTGCCTCCGTGACTTGTCGTGGCGGATGTAGGCTGCGGCCTCGCCGTCGGGGTCGACGACCGTGCGCCATCCGAAGAGGTATGCGTCGCAGCGCACTTCCTCGCACCTCGCAGTGCGGAAATGCGTTTCCAGCGGCGCGGTGATCTGGTAGGTCTTCATCGCCGACGCGGGAAGGTTCGGCTCGACCCTGTTCAGCGTCATGTCACGAAACCAGCTATCTGGTTCTTGACGACCATGACCGAGAAGTCGGCGTTGGTGAACGTGCCGGTCGTGCCGACGGCGATGTAGCGGCGGACGGTGGTCGTGTTCGGGATGGCGACGCGGACTGCCTGGTTCGCCGTGGTCAGCGCAGTCGTCGTCAGCGACGTTCCGGCGATGTCGAGGAACGTGATGTTGTCCGCCGAGTCCTGGACCTTGATAGTGACCGACGTCCCGATGAAGGCGAACAGGTGGACGTACATCTGCGCGCCGAAGCTGAGGCTGGCGCCGGTGTCGTAACTGTTGCCCGCCCCGGCCGCGGTGGCCGAGCCGTCGACGCGGCGGCCGGCGGTGAGCTGCCAGCCGTTCATCTCGATCCCGAAGCCGTTGCTGAGGGCGTCGACGGAGAAGATCAGCGAATCGTCCTGCCCGATCGCCGGGTCATAGTTGACCTGCTTGCTGTTGCACGACATGGCGCCGTTGCCGATGCCGAGCGGCCCGTCGAAGTACGTCACGATCACGTCGGTCAGAGGCAGCGCGGACAGGGCGGCGTGCTCGGCGAGTGCGGCCGGGTCGAACACTGAGGTGAACGCCATCTCCCCGGTACGGCCGGAGCCCTGCCGCTCGAAGCCTGACTGGTTGATCGTCGTCAGGTCCAGCACATTGGCCGGGCCGCCCCCGATCCTGGACAGGGCATTCACGCCGCCGGACACGTCATAGCCGCCCACATATGCGGCCGCGCCGAGACTCGCCTTCTTAGTCATCGCATCCTCGCCAGGAACGGTCGCAGGATTTCCTCAGCCATCGGCCCGGCTCGCGCATCGAGCTGCTGGCCGATGAGCCGGAACGTGTGGTAGCCCTTGAACCTGGTCGACCGGTTCCGCTCATCGGTGCCCTCCAGCCACGGGGAGTACGCCATGTCATTGCCGATGACCTGCGTCTCACCGAGGTCACGGACATGAACGCGGGACACGTAAACGCCTCTGTTTTGCTTGATGACGGCGTTGAGGTGCTCGCGGACCATCTGCTGTCCTTTCTCGGCGATCCTCTCCGGCATCACCCGCGAGTACTCGGCCAGGGCCACTTCGGCTTGCCCGTTAAAGAGCGGACCCGTTGCGATCACGTCAGCCATCTAGGCCACCTCCTGCCACAAGTCGTTGACGATGATCGGGATGGTGACCTGGGCGACCCGGAACAGGGTGTTCTCGTGCATGATGAACCCCGAGGCGGCGGCGAGGGGCTGCCCGGCCGCGCCCTGCAAATCGATGTTCCGGGCGTTGCCGGTGAGGGTGAACGACCCGGACAGGACGTTCATCAGCTGCGCGGTGTGCGCGAGCAGCCGCTTGTCGATGTTGTCTTCCGGCTTCTCCAGCATTTTCGCCTCGTAGATCCGGGCGGCGAAGGTGACGACGCCGGACACGGCCGCGAGACCCGACCCGGGAGGGTACGGCGCGATCGCCATCCACCACACAGCGAGCGCCGGCAGGGTCGCGGGGGCGGATTTCGGCTCGTGGGTCATGAGGGTCCGGAACGCGCCGATGCCCTTCGCCTTGGAGACGAGGGCGGCGAGGAGGGCGTTGACGGCGTCCGCGTTGAAGTCAGCCATCAGACGGCTCTCGAGCGGGCTTTGCGGCCGTAGGCGGTGGTGGCTTCGTCCCACAGGTCGGCGAGCGCGTCACCGGTCGCCGGCTGGGTGCTGTCGGATTCGCCGACGGTCCGAGAGTAACCGGACGTTTCCTGCAGGACCCGGTTGACGCCCTCGGCAATACAGAGATCACGGATGAGGGCGGGGGGCCGGTGCCGCGACAGCGGCGCGTTGTTCAGGTGGACGGCGGCGGTGGTGCCGTACTGGCCGCGGGCCACCGTCAGCGACCGGTACGCGTTCAGGGTCGTCCCGCCGGCGTGGGTGGCCAAAACGGTGCCGTCCCACTGCCGGACCACCGTCACCACATTCCCCGTCACGTCGGTCACGAGGAGCCGTTCGGCGTCCAGCAAGAGCACTTCGCCCAGGTTGATGGCCGCACCCGAGGTGACGGTGATGGCGACGTCAGATTCGGATGCGGTGGTCGCGCCAGACAGGTTGGTCTGCCCGGTCGTGACGGCGGCTTTCTCGGTCACCAGCATCCGCTCCGTGTCGGCGATGACAATGTCACCCACGCCCACCGCCGACCCGTCCGACACGGTAATCGTGGTCGCGGTGGTGGAGACGATCGCGGCGGCAAGCGTCCCGGCGAGGTCGGTGTCGGCGCAGAAGCCCCACGTGCCGGTCACCCAGATCGCCAGCTGCGGGGTCGGGCCGGCCGTCCACGCGCCCGTCGCGGACCGGTCAAGCTCGAGATAGGTGAACGGCCAGCCTGGTTTGCGGTTCACCGGCCGCGGGATGACGTTCGCCAGCGGGATGACGGTTCCGTGCGGCGATTCGACCTGGGTGAGCGAGATGAGGTCCCACTGATCGAACCACAGCCGCCACGGTGCCGCGTACTGGTAGTTCGGCCAGTCGAACTTGTACACCGTGTCGCGGGGGTAGAACACGCGGCGCAGTTCGGCTTCGATCAGGTCGGATGCGGACTGGATGGCACGGTCGATCTGGCGGGAGCCCTGCGCGGTAGTCCGGAAGTCCGGGGCCCGCTGGACATCTTCCCTCGAGGCGTAGCACACCCTCGAAACGCTCATGGCAGGCTCACCGCCCACGCTTCCTCGACGACGAGCTCAGGCCAGGTAAACGGATTAAACGGCTCACCCCAGGACCACCAGGTGCCGCCGGGGGTGACGGCGACGGCGTGCGGCTCCGGCAGGGTGACGCCTAGGATCAGGCCATGACCGACTGGGACAACGTGAAGATCACTGTTGTCTACCCAATCCCGCC